ATATGGATAATTGGGAAGACGCATGTGGTTACATGGCGTGTGGTGGCGAGATAGCGAGTAAGGGCTGATGGACCTTATAACGCTAGACTTTGAAACATATTACAGCAAGGAATTTTCCTTGTCGAAATTAACTACCGAAGCCTACATCCGTGATCCTCGTTTTGAGGTGATCGGTGTAGGTGTTAAGGTTAATAACGGAGAAACGGAGTGGGCCAGTGGAACGCATGAAGAGATCAAAGGATACCTCAATAGGTTCTCTTGGGAAACGTCTATGTTACTTTGCCATAATACTATGTTTGATGGTGCCATTCTTAGTTGGTGTTTTGATATTCGTCCTTGGGTGTATACCGATACTCTGTGTATCGCCCGCGCTCTTCATGGGACTGAAGCTCGCGCAAGTCTCGCGGCGATATCTGAAAGATACAATCTCGGCACTAAAGGGACAGAGGTCATACACGCCCTCGGGAAAAGACGAGAGGACTTTGAAGAGAGTGAACTAGATCGTTACGGCGACTACTGTATCAACGATGTAGAGCTTACCTATAAACTTTTTAGTGTGATGGTCCAACAGTTTCCTAAGCAAGAGTTACGTTTGATAGACGCTACTTTGCGTATGTTTACCGATCCAGTTTTGGAGTTGGACAGTGAGCTTCTTCACTCACACTTGGGCGACATAAAAGAACGTAAGGAAAAACTTTTAGAAGATGCAGGGGTTACAGACAAGAAAGAACTTATGTCTAACCCTAAATTTGCAGAGTTGTTAAAAGGTTTCGGGGTCAATCCCCCTATGAAGATTAGTCCTACTACAGATAAAGAAACATTTGCTTTCGCCAAGAGTGACGAAGAATTTAAACTCTTGTTGGAACATGAAGATGATCGTGTACAGGCATTGGTGGCAGCGCGTTTGGGTAGCAAGTCTACGCTAGAAGAGACACGCACCCAAAGGTTTATCGACATCGCGGACCGTGGTCTTTTACCTGTTCCTGTAAGATATTATGCTGCACACACTGGGCGGTGGGGCGGTGATGACAAGATTAATCTACAGAACCTACCTAGCCGTGGGCCAAACGGTAAGAAGTTAAAGTCTAGCATCATTGCCCCCGAAGGGTATTCGTTGATCGACTGTGATAGTTCGCAGATAGAAGCGCGTGTGTTAGCGTGGCTTGCGGGACAGGACGATCTTACCAAGCAGTTTGCGGATGGTGAGGATGTTTACAAGTACATGGCGTCTAGTATCTACAACGTGCCAGTAGATGGGGTAAGCAAAGACCAAAGGTTTGTGGGCAAGACTACAATTCTCGGTGCAGGGTACGGCATGGGCGCGGTCAAGTTCCAAGCACAGTTGCAAGGTATGGGTGTCTACATAGAGTTGGAAGAGGCTCGGCGTATTATACAAGTATACCGTGGTGCTAATGGTGAGATCAGTCAGTTGTGGCGTGATGCGAACAACATGGTGCAGTGGATGCAGCGGGGCGATAGTGTGCAGTTTGGTAAAGAAGGTGTGTTGAAAGTAGACGCACCTACCAGCTCAATAGTTTTACCTTCTGGCCTACCTATGTTCTATCATGGGTTGGCTGCGGAGCAAGGCGAACGAGGTCCAGAGTACACCTATGAAACCCGAAGAGGTCCGAAGAGGATATACGGCGGTAAAGTGGTGGAGAACGTGTGCCAAGCTATCGCAAGATGTATCATAGGTCATCAGATGTTACTCATTGCCAAGAGATACAAAGTAGTATTAACTGTACATGATAGTGTTATTGCCTGTGTAGCCGATGAAGAACTAGACGAAGCACGGGCATACGTCGAAGAATGTATGAGCCAGATACCTGACTGGGCCGATGGGTTACCAATTACCTGTGAGAGTGGCACGGGCAAATCATATGGAGAATGTGAATGAGTAAGTATGTAGCAGTAGTGCCTTATGGCAGTGAAGGGACTATGCCGCTAAACAATAGTAGCTGTCCTTTGTTCCTAGCAGATGGGTATGAGATCACTTGTGTTAGTGGCAGTGGTAGTAGCATATGCTCTGGTTTTTTGGGGCATGTGAGTGATGACGTAGTAGAGTGTCAAGAGAGTAGTAAGAAAGCAGAAAATGACTAAAGTATGGCCGTGGTCCTTCAGTAAGATCAAAGATTTTGAGCAGTGCCCTAAGCAGTACTACCACAAACACATCTTGAAAGAGGTGCCGTTTGTGCAGACTGAAGCGATCCTGTATGGCAACGAGTTTCATAAGATGGCTGAAGACTTTATTGCTAAGGATACACCTGTGCCCGGGAAGTTTGGTTATGCGACCAAAGCCCTAACATCTTTGAAGGACAGGCGTGGCGATAAGCTATGCGAGATAAAGATGGGTATTACGGAGAACCTAGAGGCTTGTGACTTCTATGCTTCTAACGTTTGGTTCCGTGGGATTGCCGACTTGGTAATACTGGATGATGAGGTGGCAACAGTTGTGGACTACAAGACAGGCAAGTCTTCTAAGTATGCAGACAAAGGGCAGTTAGAGTTGATGGCTCTGGCACTCATGGCGCGTTACCCGCAGATAAAGAAAGTTCGTGCCGCCCTTTTGTTTGTGGTGTGCAACGATCTGGTAAAAGATACTTACATGGAGTACGATAAAGATAAGCTGTGGGAGAAATGGCTTGGCAAGTACGGGCGTATGGAAGTCGCAGCAAAAGAAGATATGTGGAACGCACGACCTAACGGATTGTGCAGACGCCATTGTCCTATCATTGAATGTGTCCATAACGGAGCCAACTAATGCCGTATAAAAACCCCAAAGATCGACCTAAACAGAAGAACAAACCTGTTGGTAGCAAACCATTTGAAGCGAGGATGGAACGTCAACGCGCTCGACGTGCTATGGACAAGAAGGGCGTAGACAAAAACAAAAATGGTAAAGCTGACAAGCGCGAAGGTAAAGACGTTAGCCATAAAAAAGCCTTGTCAAAAGGTGGTTCTAATAAAGACGGTGTAACAATCGAAAGCCGCAGCAAGAACCGCGCACGGAACTACAAGAAGAAAAAGTAATTCGGGCACCTGCCCGAAAGGAGAACACATGCAGATAATAGATGGTAAGGCGCTGCTGCTAAAGCTGCGCAACCCAAAACGTGTCACTGAAACGATACCAAAAAGCAAACCAGTACAAGACCATGAGGTCTTGGTTAAGTGGGGTATTGACGAAGCACATACCCTGCGGAAGTTAAACATAAATGTACCGTCTCCGATCAACGGCAGGTATACATGGACAGGTAAACACGCGCCGTTCGATCATCAAAAGAAGACCGCGGCCTTTCTAACCATGAACCAGAAGTCGTTTTGTTTTAACGAGCAGGGTACAGGTAAGACCGCATCCGCTATCTGGGCGGCGGATTACCTGATGAAACAGGGTAAGATTAAACGTGTATTAGTAATATGCCCCTTGTCAATTATGGACAGTGCATGGCGTGAAGACTTGTTTACCTTTGCACCGCACCGCAGTGTATCAATAGCGCACGGCGCATCGAAGAAACGAAAAGAAATAATCCAGCAAGGTTCCGAGTTTGTCATAATAAATTATGATGGCGTTGAGATAGTATCAGATGTCATAGCCAACGGTGGGTTTGATCTGGTTATCGTGGACGAAGCTACGCACTATAAAAATTCGCAGTCCAAACGATGGAAGGTGCTGAACAAACTAGTCACTGAAGATATGTGGTTGTGGATGATGACAGGTACACCTGCTGCGCAGTCACCATTAGACGCATACGGCCTAGCTAAACTTATTGATCCTCAGTCTGTGCCAAGGTTCTTTGGTTCTTTCCGTGATATGGTTATGACAAAGGTAACGCAGTTTAGGTGGATCGTAAAACCTACCGCGACAGACCTAGTGTTTAATATTTTGCAACCCGCCATACGTTTTACTAAAGAAGAATGTCTAGATTTACCAGACATGACGTACACCAAACGGATAGTGGAACTTACACGCCAACAGAAAAAATATTACGATTCGCTGAAGAAAAATATGACTATGAAGGTGGGTGATGACGAAGTAACCGCAGTGAACGCAGCGATTATAATGAACAAGCTACTGCAAATATCAGCAGGGGCAGTCTACACTGACGAAGGTGATACGTTACAGTTTGATATCAAACACAGATATAAAGTGTTGAAGGAAGTCATTGACGAGAGCAGCAAGAAAGTTCTCGTATTTGTGCCGTTCAAACACACCATTGACATATTAACAGATAAGCTGCGTAGTGACGGGGTTGCTACTGAAGTGATTCGGGGGGATGTTCCCGTAGCACGGCGCACCGACATCTTTAAACGGTTCCAAACAACCCCTGACCCAAAGGTGTTAGTCATCCAACCGCAGGCAGCCGCACATGGTGTTACGTTAACAGCAGCCAATACTGTAGTTTGGTGGGGACCAACGTCTTCACTAGAAACATACGCCCAAGCTAATGCAAGGGTTCATAGATCGGGGCAGACGCACCGATGCACAGTTGTGCAGCTACAAGGCTCTGCTGTAGAAAAGCGTGTTTACTCACTATTAGATAATAGAATTGACGTACACACAAAAATGATAGATTTATACAAAGAACTGCTTGACTAAGATAATCTTTGCTACTAGATTATAGTTCTCGATACTAAAGGAGAACGCATATGGAGGATACGTCTGACATACCCGCAGATAAGCTGACTAAAGCCTACATAAAATTACGGGCAAAAAGAGCAGCACTATCTGCAAAGTTTAAAGAAGAGGACGGGGCACTGTCCCGTAAACAAGAAATCTTAAAGAACGCGCTGCTAGATTACTGTGAGAACCACAATGTCGAAAGCGTTAGAACCTCTGAAGGTTTGTTTTTCAGGTCCACTAAAACCAAGTATTGGACTAGCGATTGGGAACATATGTACAGCTTTATAAAAGAGCATGATGTACCAGAGTTCTTAGACAGACGGTTAAACCAAACCAACGTCAAACAATTCTTAGAGGAAAACCCCGACGTAATGCCGAAGGGCATGAACGTAGATACCGAATACGTTATATCAGTAAGGAAAAAATAATGGCAGAACCATTTGTACCAATAGAAGAATTGGCAAAGCATTTCGCAGTGTCTATTTCTACTATCCGTGCGTGGGTTAGACAGGGGCACATCCCTAAAACTACGTACATTAAGATCGGTAACACATACCGTTTTAATAAAACTTCAGTAACCGAGGCTTTAACAAGCAAGGCTAAAGAAGCAGAGCAGGCTGAAATTCGTAATGAGCCTGTAGAAGAACAGTTGGCGTTTGATTTCGACGCTGACGCTGACGTATAAGCCAAAGAGGAGAACGACATTGGCAGATTATATCATTGAAAATGTAGAAGCACTGTGGCCGAAATTAGATCAGACGTACGCGTTTGATAAGAAGGCTAATCGTAGTATGCCTTGTGGTCCGCGTGACACGAACGCAGAGTTTTCCATTGCTTTCCGCATGGATAACACTACAGCAAAGAACTTGTTTCAAGACATGACCGCAGCGTACATGGCAAACCGTGAGGACAAGTGGGCTGAGAAATTAGCCAACCCGTTTGTCAAAGATGACAACGGTTCTATCACGCACAAGGCCGTGTTGAAAGGTTCATATAACGGGCAGGTAACATCTAAACCTGCGCAGTATGATTCTGATGGCAACATGTTACCTGATGACTTTAAGCTGACCACCGGAAGCACTGTTAGTGTGGCAGTCAAATTTGTACCTTATGACTTTGGTGGCAAGCAGAGTGTGTCGCTACGCATTGTTGCGGTACAGGTTATTAAGTACGTTCCGATGGAACGGTCTAACCCGTTTGGTGTGGTTGAAGGTGGCTTTGTTATGGAAGACGCCAACCCATTCAAAGCAAAACCTAAATCAAACAACGTCTTAGCTATGAAGCCTTCCGCAGAAGAAGGTGGTGAAGATATGTTTGAAGAAGAGCCTGTCAAGAAGGTCGCAAGTAAGGCCGCAGCAGCATCTTCATCTAAAGGTGACTTGGGCGACATCGTGGATAGCATGTTCGACGACGACTAAACCCCACGCCACGGCTATTTCGGTAGCCGTGGTTAACTTAATATTTATGGTGTGAGTGGGGCAATGAGAAGTAAAACATTTTTAGATTTGGTGTTGGCGCACGAAGGGCACTACTGCGTGTGGGCTTTGAAGGGCGCTAAACCGAACGAACGTATAAAGCAGAAATTTTACTCGTCTACGGATGAGTTGTTACACGCAGCGCGTGAGCTTGATGCTGATGGGTGGAACGCTTTCTTTGCGTTGGGCACATTTTTTGAGGCGGGGTCTCGCGTAGCCACTAACGTGCAGTGGATGAAATCTTTCTTTTTGGATTTGGATTGCGGTCCTGACAAAGAGTTTGCATCTCAAGCTGTAGCCATTGATGAGCTACGCGCCTTTTGCGAAAACAATAGTCTCCCCACCCCTACACTTATTAACTCTGGTGGTGGTGTGCACGTCTACTGGATATTGTCTGAGCCTGTGTGTCGCGCAGACTGGTGGCCTGTGGCGGAACGCCTGAAGAGGTTATGTGAAGACAGTGGCTTTGCGGCTGACCCATCGGTTACATCTGACGCTGCTAGGGTTTTACGTGTGCCAAGCACCCGTAATTACAAATATGATGAGCCTTTGCCTGTAGAATTTTACGGGGTGGAAGAGCCTACTACTGTAGATTTTGATCGTTTCGCCGTGCTGTTAGGCGATGATCCGATACCTTTATC